GGGTGATCGCCCCGATGGCGAACACGCTCAAGCTGCCCGCCGAGGGCCGCACGGGCGAGGCGCCCGAGTGGCCGGCCGGGCTCGAGCCGTCGGCGCGTGCCCGGGTCGTGTGGGACGGCTTGTGGTCTACGCCGCAGGCTGTCGCGTGGGAGCGCCTGGGCTGGACCCGGGTGGTGGCTCGCTACGCTCAGATGGTCGCCACAACCGAGCGCGACCTCAGCGAGGTCGAGGACCCGAAGGTCTACGCGTCGCTGCTGCGAACGCAGGCCGCGCTCATGCCGGAGCTCCGGCAGCTCGAGGACCGCCTGGGCCTGACTCCGATGTCGATGCTGCGGCTGCGGTGGGAGGTCACCACCGACGAGGTGGGGCAGCAGCGGGAGGCGCGCAAGGCTCCGGCCAAGCGTCGCCGCCTGGCCGCCGTGGACCCGAATGCCTCGGCGGCGCGCTGACGGCTGGCGCGGCCCGTCCCGACAGGGGGAGTTTCCGACACTGGGGTACGAGGTCGCCGACTGGATCGAGGCGCACTGCGTCATCCCGGACGGCCCGAACATGGGCCAGCCGTTCGTCCTGACCGACGAGCAGTTGCGGTTCCTCCTGTGGCACTACCGCCTCAAGCCGGATGCGCGCCCAGACCCGGGCAAGCCGTCGGCGGCGTTCGTGTACCGCCGCTCGATGCTGGTCCGCCCGCAGAAGTGGGGCAAGGGGCCGCTGTCGGCAGGGTGGATCTGCGCGGAGGCTGAGGGGCCGGTCCTGTTCGACGGCTGGGACGCGGCCGGTGAGCCGGTCGGCAAGCCGTGGTCGACGCCGTGGATCCAGGTGGCGGCGGCCAGTGAGGACCAGACGGCGAACGTGTGGCGGGCCCTGCTGCCGATGATCGTCGAGGGCCCGCTCATCGACGTGATGCCGGACGTCGGCGAGACCCGCATCAACCTGCGCGGCGGCGGCTTCATCGAGCCGGTGACCGCGTCGGGGCGTTCCCGCCTCGGGCAGCGGCTCACTGCAGCCCTGCATGACGAGCCGCACTCGTGGCTCGAGGCGAACGGCGGGTGGCGCCTGGCCGACACGCAGCGCCGCAACCTGGCGGGCATGGGCGGCCGGTCGATCGCCACGACGAACGGCTGGGACCCGGCGGAGAACTCCGACGCTCAGCGCACCTTCGAGGCGCGCCTGGCGGACATCTTCATCGACTACCCGACCCCGCCGCCGGGGTCGGTGCGGAACAAGCGCGAGCGGCGCAAGGTGCTGCGCGCGGTGTACGGCGACTCGCACTGGGTCGACATCGACCGCATCGACGCGGACATCGAGGAGCTGCTCGCCAAGGGTGACGCCCAGCAGGCCGAGCGGTTCTTCCTGAACCGCATCGTCGCCACCTCGGATGCGTTCCTCGAGGACGCGGCCACGTTCGACGCGCTGGCCCACCCGCGCGACCTACCGGCCGGGACGCGGGTAGTCCTCGGTTTCGACGGGTCGCAATACGACGACTGGACCGCGATCCGCGCCCGGGCGTTCATCGACGGCCAGGTCTACGGCTTCACCCCGACGTTCGCCGATGGCGCGCCGACGATATGGAACCCTGCCGACTTCGGTGGCGAGGTCCCGCGCGGCGAGGTCCAGGCGGCCGTCGAGGAGCTGTTCGGCCGGTACGACGTGGCGCGGCTCTACTGCGACCCGGAGCTGTGGCAGTCCGAGATCGACGCCTGGTCGGCGCGGTGGCCTAAGCGGGTCGTGTCGTGGGCGACGTACCGCACTCGGCAGATGGCTGACGCGCTCGAGCGGTGGAAGACCGACGTGACCACGGGCGCGTTCACGCACGACGGCTGCGCGATCACCGCGACGCACGTGCGCAACGCCCGGCGGGTGCGGCGGGCGTCATCGGTGGTCGTCGGCAAGCCGACCCCGCACCAGAAGATCGACGCGATGGTGGCTGACGTCATCGCCCACGAGGCCGCGAACGACGTGATCGCGGCCGGCCAGGACAAGTCCAGACCTCGCGGAATGGTGGTGATGTAGTGCCCGGCTACACGCCCCCGGAGTGGGTCGCCGCGCTCGAGGACCGCCTCAAGGCGCAGGCCCGCGATGCGCAGAAGTGGTCCCGCTACTACGGCGGCACCCAGCCCATGTCGTACATGGCGCCGGAGCTGGTCAAGGAGATCGGCGACCGCATCCGCCCGGTGGTCCTGAACTGGCCGCGCCTGGTGGTCGATTCGCTCGAGGAGCGCCTCGACGTCGAGGGCTTCCGCTACGGCTCTGACGCCGCCGCCGACTCCCGGCTGTGGGAGTGGTGGCAGGCCAACGACATGGACGAGCAGTCGCAGATGGGCCACGTCGACTCGCTCGCGTCGGCGTGCTCGTTCGTGATCGTCGGCGCTGGTGACGACAGCGACACCCCGGTCATCACGGTGGAGTCTCCCGAGCAGGTCACGGTCGACTTCGACCCGCGCACCCGCGTGGTGCGGGCGGCGTGGAAGTCGTGGACGGACAAGCCCGCCGGGATGGACTACGCCACCTTGTACCTGCCCGACGAGACGATCGCGTATGCCAGAGACGCGAGCGCGGCGTCGACCCCGGGCGACTGGCAGGAGCAGTCCCGCGACGAGCACCGCATGGGCCGCGTCCCGGTGGTGCCGCTGGTCAACCGGCCGCGCATCCTGTCCCCGCTCGGCGTCTCCGAGCTCGTCGACGTGGTGCCGCTGTCGGATGCGGCGTGCAAGGTCGCCACGGACATGATGGTGTCGGCGGAGTTCCACGCCATGCCCCGCCGCTGGGTGGTGGGCATGACGGAGGAGGATTTCAAGGACGCGCAGGGCAACAAGATCAGCGAGTGGTCGAAGGTGGCCGGGCGCATCTGGGCGAGCGCCATGCTGCCGTCCGAGGTGCAGGTCGGGCAGTTCCCTGAGGCCAACCTGTCGAACTTCCACGAGACGATCAACGCCCTGGCGAAGCTGACGGCGTCGATGGCCGGTCTGCCCCCGCACGCTCTGGGCATGGCGACGGACAACCCCGCCTCGGCTGACGCGATCCGCTCAAGCGAGGCCCGCCTCGTCAAGCGCGCGGAGCGCCGCCAGCGGTCGTTCGGTGGCGCGTGGGAGCAGGTCATGCGCCTGTGCCTGCTCGTGGTTGACGGCGAGGTGCCGACCGAGGCCCGCTCGCTGGCGACGGTGTGGCGTGACGCCTCGACCCCGACGGTGGCGCAGAAGGCCGACGCTGCGGTGAAGCTCCACGCCGCTGGCATCGCAACCAACCGTCAGGCCCGCGAGGACGTGGGCTACTCCGCGTCGCAGATCGCGCGCATGGAGACGGAGGACGACTCCGCCGTGTCCCGCATCCTCGCGGGCGACCTGGCGTCGCTGACCGGCCCGAAGCCGACCCCGGCCCCGACGGCGCCTGATGCCGTCGCCGTCTGAGGTCGCGCGCGACCACTACCGCCGTCAGGCGCTCATCGCGCGGGCCGCTAGCGCCGCCGTAGAGGCGCTGTGGCGCCAGGTCGATCAGGCGGACCTAGACGGCTCGTTCGCCGCCCTGGGGCCGCGCATGGTCGAGCGGGTGGCCCTCGGGCAGTACGCCGCCGCTGCTGCGTCCGGCAAGTACCTGTCGGACATCCTCGCGGCGCAGGGCGTGACCGCCGACCCGCTCGCCGCGCTCGACCCGCGCGCCTTCGCTGGCACGGCGGCCGACGGTGGCGACCTGCTGTCGCTCCTGTCCGGCTCGATCATCCGAGCCAAGGCGCTGATCGCGGGTGGTGTGGCGCCCGCGGAGGCCATGCGGTCCGGTGGCGCTCGTGCGGTGCTGATGGCCGCGAACGAGACGCAGCAGGCCGGGGTCAGCGCGGACGGCGCGGCCGCCGCGCTCGACCGCAAGGTCGGCGGGTACCGCCGGATGCTCGTGCAGCCGTCCTGTTCACGCTGCGTGGTCCTGGCGGGCAAGTGGTTCCGCTGGAACGAGGGTTTCCTGCGGCATCCGCGTTGTGACTGCCGGCACGCGCCCGCCGCCGAGGCCGGCGACCTGTCCGACATGACCGTGAACCCGACGGCCTACTTCGACTCGCTGACCGCCGCCGAGCAGGACCGCACGTTCGGCAAGGCCGACGCGGAGGCGATCCGCAGCGGCGCCGACATCGGCCGCGTCGTCAACGCGCGGCAGTCCACGACCGTCCCGACCGGCCGCAGGACGGCCCGCGGCACGCCCACGACGGCGACCGTCGAGGACTGCCTGCGCAGGGGCAACGGCGACCGAGACGCCACCGTGCGCGCCCTGCGCGCCGCTGGCTACCTGCGCACCTAGACCACCGACCCGCGCGAGGCGGGCTCGGCCACTCCGCGACGGAGGAACCATGTCCGACACCCCCACGACCACGCCTCTGGCACCCGAGGCGCCGACCGAGCCCGACCCCACCACCCCGCCTGCGGCGCCCCCGGCGCCAGAGCCGGACGACCTGGGGGACGCGGGTAAGAAGGCCCTCGCCGCCGAGCGCACCGCGAAGCGGGCCGCCGAGAAGCGGGCCGCCGAGCTCGAGGCGAAGGTCAAGGAGTTCGAGGACGCCAGCAAGACCGAGGCCGAGAAGGCAGCCGCCCGCGCGGAGGCTGCCGAGAAGGCGCTCGCCGAGGTGACCGCGAAGGCCGCGCGCCTTCAGGTCGCCGCCGAGGTCGGCGTCCCCGCCGACCTCGTGGAGTTCCTGACCGGCAGTGACGAGGAGTCGCTGCGGGCGCAGGCCGAGAAGCTCATGGCCGCGACGGCCGCGAACAAGGCGCCCCGTGCGCCGCAGCCCGACCCCTCGCAGGGCGCGAAGCCCGGCGGCAGCACCGGCCCCCAGCTCACCCGCGCCGACCTGGCCGGAATGAGCGCCGAGGCGATCACGGCCGCGAAGGCCGAAGGGCGCCTGAACGACGTCCTCGGCATCAAGTCCCCCTAGCGCCCCGGCGCTTCTCCCCGTCCTAGAAAGGACCCGCCATCATGGCGATCACCA